GCACCGGCCCGTAACGCACCATAGGTACAAGCAAGCATCACCGCCCAAGGATTGCAGCGGGTAAGCAAGTTTGCACCGTACGCGATTTGTAACGACTTATTTCGCGCACGCTTAACGGCGTCTTCATGCTCAAGGTACTTTTCGAGCGTGAGTCGCACCGTCTCTGCTATCCTACATGGTGCACCAGCAGTATCTCGCGGCAAGATCCAAACCTTACGTGCGGATGCACGTAAGGCGCGGTATTTGACCGAACCGTTCTTATCCAAGGCCTGATGGCCGCCGAGGAAACGGAGTGGCACACGAATCCCAGAATCTGGGTTCTCGTGCATGGGGACAAATGGAGCAGTCCCGATCAGTTTGCGTAACACCGTCAAAGTATTAAATAACGGTACGTGCTTAACTGACCACATTGCGAGATTGTTGAAAGTAACGAGAGCGTCGGCGCGCGTCATCAATGACTTGATGTACACAGGCCGAACATCACCGCCGAGGAAGTAGTCACCTCCGCAGGACTCTCGGAACGGTCCTTCAACAAAGGACTTCTGCACATTAACCTCGTAACCAAGGAGGTCAAGCAATCGCACGGTCAACTGGGTAGTTTTCCCAGCTGGGCATATAATGTCGTCACCGAATACTCCCCAATTGGAATCGGGGCTGGTGGGAACAATCCTGCCAGAAAGAGCGCCAATACGATGCCTCGCTGGTCTCGGATTCACTAGCTTTTGGCCAGCGACCCTTGCAGCGGCAGAAACCACACAACACATGATGATCGTCATGAGCGGGAAAGTGAATCCCTCGCCCATGGTTGAGATCATATGAAGCTCATGTGTCTCGTCATCGTCCTTGCTGGCCTTGTAATGGCCAACACGCAGAAACCTAACCATGTTGGCGAACCAACGTGGAAAGTGGGTTAACAAGCCCATGCGCTGTAAGTCCGATGCAGACTTAAGATCTAGTGTCGACAGTGTGTCGTCACGGGAGGACTTCTTTGCCAGCAATTTTTGTTTTTCCTGCTGGTCCTCCAAATCAATCCCAAATCCGGCCTTAAGTACATCACGCAGTTGTCTAGCGAAGCCCAACTGCAACCACATGTTAGCATGTGGAACCTTACTGATGACCCGGCCCGTGTGTACGTTCTTTGGAACAACCACTAACTCGGTGTAATCGATATCACGGATGCCGTGATGCACCGCAGCATTGAGCCACGCGTACGCCAGCGTCGTATT